GATGGCGCTGCCGGCAGTCACCGGCAGCAGTGGCCGCAGCCCACGTTTGCCGCCTGCGCTGCTCTCAGCCAGCAGGAAATAGGGCGCCAGCCTGGCGGCAAGGTCTGAGTAGTTGGTACTTTCGCGGATCTCAAGGTTGCAGGTGAAGCCGTTCACCTCAAGGAACGTGGCTGCTGCCAGCAGGGCGGTGTTGTCGATCATCGCCGCTGGCACCCTGCTGGTGTTGATCAGCAGCCACTTCACCAGGTCCGCAAAGTTGTCGCTGGGCCCAGTCACACTGTCGTAGATCCGGGTGACGGCCATGCCCCCACGGATGAACAGATGCACCTGGCGGTTGTACTGATCGAAGCCGTCAGGGATGGTGACGTTGAAGCTGAGCGTGCTGATGCCGGGGTAGCTGCCGACGGTGCCGCAGAAGAACGGCGCCTCGGGCAAATCCTTACCGGCACGCTGCACGAGGTAGTTGCCGGGTGTCCAGGTGCCAGCCCTGCGGTTGTAGGTCTGCGTGTGTGCGCCAACGCGGCAGGCACGCTGAAACACATCCTTGACCGGGATGCTGTCAAGCTGGCCCTCGCTCAGTACCAGCATGTAGTACGCGGTGACGTTGTTGCTGGCGTCATTCTCGAAGCGTGCTTCGGTGGCGCCGGGACTGATCAGGATGCCGCCTTTGCTGTTGCGGAATCGGGCGAACACGATCGGCACCGGCTCACCAATCTGCGCGAACCGCTGCGGGCGATCCAGCTCTGTGGTGCCCTGCGCGGCGGTTGCATCAGCTGGTGCGTTGATCTGACCGGCCTGGATGGCCAGCAGTGCCAGTGGATCGCTGGAGGAGAGAAAGCTCACTGCCTGATGCCCTGCCCCATGATCGCCAATGTCAACCGGCGCGGCGGCACTTGCGCTCCAACGGGAGACAATGCCGAGCCGAGTTGTATGGTCAGGCTAGTCAATCCGCCATTGCCGCCAACCACTTGGCCGGTGTATGCAGCCACCAGCTCTTGCCCAGCTTGCGGTGTGTTGTTGCCGGCGGTGGAATCGAACTGGTAGATGCTGAGATCCACCAGGCGGCCATCGCTGATGGCAGCAAGAAACGCATCTAACACCAGGCCGGTTGCTGCAGCGGTAACAGAGACTGACTCTTCAGTGCCACTGCTACCGGCGGTGATGCCATCAGCAATGAACGGCACGTAGTTCCAGCTGGCGCCGGACCATGTAACGCTGGTGTTGGCGTAGTAGCTCTGCCAGCGCTGGTAGGTGGTACCACCGGCGTCATAGATACGGAGGTATTGGCTTTGCGCTCTCATCAGGCAATACCTAGCGCGATGCGTGCTGATGGCGTGCGCAGACGGCCGATCACGCCTTCAGCGGTCAACCGCATGGCACGTTCCATGTCGGTCACGGTGACATAGCGCTGGCCGTCGAACTCCATCACCGGGCCGGTGGTTACGTTGATTGTAAGAGGGGGTGCTCCAGCGCCGGAACCTTCGGAGGGGATGGCGTCTTCGCCGCGTTTGCCGAAGAGGTAGCTGGTGGCGAAACCGGCGGCCTTGGACTCGGGCACGATGTATTCGGATTCGCCGCCTTCACCGATAAGGCCGAGCGTGGGGCGATTTACGACGCCACCTTTGGCGAATGCCTTGAAGCCTCCAGGCCAAAAAGCACCATCAGCAGCATACAGTTTTGTTGTTTTATTGCCGACTGTTATCGAACCCCTAAGTGTTTTTGCTGCTGGTTGTTTATTGCTGCCGGCTAGTCCGCCAGTACGGAAAGCCCGCTCTATATTGTTAGCAGCGATATTTGCGTTATACGCGACATCGGACATTGCGGAAGCAAGTATGCGTGTTTTTTGAGTTCCGACTTGGATTACACCGGCAAGTTGGCTAGACTGATTCTTGACATCTATAGCCTGGAAGGCTGCTACGGCAAGGGAACCGGCGAGGCTGTCGGCGTTCTTTTGTGACAGGCCTATTTCTGTTGTAGTTAGTTTTTGGGCAAGTGCGCCTTCTAGCTGAACTATTTTTGTTTTATACACAGCTGCGGCAATGGTGTCTTGATTAGCTGCAATTTGTTTAGCCGCTTCTACTTGATCGTAGGCGAACTGTACAACATCAATTTGCGTACCCAAGAGCACGTCGTAACCAGATGCGATAGCATCAATTTGCTTTGAGGTTGCCCCGTTTCGCGCAGCTTCAAGAATAGTGAGTTGTTTTTGTGCTACATACTTGCGATACTGCAGCTCTGCAAGTTTTGCTTCGATAGCAGCTCTTTGTATGAGCAGCTGGTTGTTTAGTTTTGATTGGACGTATTCAATTTGTGCAGCACGTACTTGCTGCTGGAACTGAGCAATGGCGATGTTGTACCGCTGGGTAGAAGTAGTGGCGAGTTGATACTGGCGCTCCAGTTGGGCGCCGTACAGGTCGTTGAGTGCGGATTCGGCCGATAACTGGGACTGGCGGACGTTGTTGCTTGTCTCCAGGGCGGTCTGTTGACGCCGGATGGCTTCGGCAGCGCGGTCGTAGCGTTCGTTAATAGCGTCCATCGCTAAACCCTGCTCCTGCAGCAGAGTTTTTATGCGTACTTGCTCGATAGCTAGGGCTTGTGCAACTTGGATTTGCCGGACGCCTTTTTCTACTTGGGCTGCGGTAGCACCTGCGTTATCTCTACGGAATTGCAGGATCTTTTCTTCGTACTCGGCGTTTATCCGATTGATTTCTAGTCCGCGATCTAGTTCGATGTTGATGAGTTTTTCGGCTGCAGTGCGTCCGAGAGTGCGTTGTTTTTCAAGGGCCAGATTTTTGGCAGTATTGTAATTTTGGTTGACTTGTTTGTCGATGGCAGCTTGGAGCACAGCGTTGCGCTTTTCTTCCTCTTCCGTGATGGCTTTTGTGCCGTTAAGTAGGCGATTGTAGTAACGTGCAATCCACGGAAACTTATTCATTACTTGTCTAGCAAGCGATGCGCCCCAGGCACCTACTGTGGTGACAAGAAGGTTTGTATATTGAAGAATTTTTGTGAATCCGCTAAGAATTAGCGATAGAGCACTAACAAACGGAACGCCGATAATAGATAGTGTGCCGGATACAGCACCTAAGAACTGGTTCCAGATGTTGACGAGCATGTTTGCGTTGCCCGATATGTCGGCAACTGCTTGAGGGATCATGCCGGTTTGAGTTGCCACGGCGTCAGCGGCGATGGCTTGGGCTGTTTGGGCGTCGCCGGCTTCGATGAGGCGGCGGACAGTTGTATCCAGTTCGGCGTTGACGAATACGACGCTTTCGCGCAGCTTGTCCATGTCGAGCATGTTCAGCGCGTTGCCGATTTCGGTGATGCGCCGCTGGGCGTCTTCGAGAATTTGGCCGATGGCAGAACCAAGGATCTGACCGCCGAAGCCGCCGCCGAAGAAGGAGCCAGCAAAACCACCGGCTACCTGGCCTACACCGCCGCCGAACAGCAGCGGGAAGCCGGCGCCAAGTGCCATGTTTTCGGCGGTAGCGTTCGGATTAAAGCCGAGCCCGCCAGCTCGGCCAGCCGCTAGTGCGGCGGGAGAGCCTGGCATTGAAGCAGTTCCACGAACTGGGGAAGCCGGTCCGCGTGCTGCGCGAATAGGTGCGGCTTGCGGACCTTGGATACCGAAACCGGCATCTGCGGTTGCTTGTACGCGGCGACGATTAGCTACTTCTTGAGCAATCAAACGGTCCCTACGTGCCCGAGCTGTATTCTCCATCTCCATCGCAGTAACAAGTTTTTTCACTGCGGCGGCTTCCAAATCTGTATCGGCTGCAGCTCGTCTAAGCGCGTTGCTAGTTTTAGTTACAGCACGGCTGTAATTCTCCATACTTGCCACATTAAATCCGCGCCCTTCAACTAATTTTGCGCTTCGATTAACTACGTTAATAGAGTTATTTAATCTGTTTACGTCTTTAATCAGGCTGTCGACTTGACGCCCGCCGCGCACAGCAATTTCGATTTCGGCGGTGTATTTGGCCACAACGCTGTTCTAGTGGTACTTCAGTTTACGCCGTAAAAAAGCCGCCGGGTTAGCGGCGGCGTTTGGCCTTGTCGATGGCGGCTTGCTCGGCGTCGTGGCGGATCTTGTAGTACAGGCTCCAGCCGAGTAGTTCGTCTTCGGTCATGCGGCTGCGGAGTTCAGCCAAGGTCATGCCCAGTTTTTCGGCAACGTAGAACTGGGTTTGGAGGTAGGTGTCCTTTTTGAGGGCAGCCTCAAACGCTTTTGGTGTCGGTCTCCTCCGAATCGTCGGTCAGGATCGCCAGCATCAGGGCCTGGAGGTCTTTGTCCTTGACTTCGTTTTTGAGCACGTCGAGTTCGGCGGCCTTGAACATGCGGGCGCCAGTGTCATCGCAGGCTTTGTTGATCAGCAGCTGGATGGCGAAGGCGGTGGCGTCGTCGGACTTGGCCTGCTTCTGGGCACGCTCGCGCTCGGCCATGGTCAGCGGCGTCACCCACATCTCAAATACGGAGCCGTCGCTCAGTACGACTTCCTTTTTGGTGGGCTCCAGGTTGGCCGCTTTGCGGAGGCGTTCCAGCGGGCTCAGAGGTGCGGAGGCAGCCATGGGCTAGGTTGATGGGTCACGCATTAGTGTAGCGGAGTAGAAATAAAAAACCCCGGCGGGAGAGCCGGGGTTCGGGGATCCATCACACCAGCAGGTTATCAGGACTTGTAGAGGTCGAAGGTGGGGGCAGCGCTCGGGCGGAAGGCGATTTCCACGCTCTGGCCGTCGTCGGGGTTGACGGTGAGGCTGGCCGAGGTCAGGATCACGGGCACGGTGATAGAACGGCTGAGGGTGTCGTTCACGGTGCCGCTGACCGAGATGCGGTCGATGTACAGCTTGACCGTGGCGCCAGTCTGGTTGAACTGGATCACGTCCTCGATCATGCGGCTGGACAGTGCCGTGTCGTCGTCGGTCGTGTAGACCGTGGCAGTACCAGAGCCGTCCGCAAAGCCGGTGATGTAGTTGCGGAAGGGGGCGTACTGGGTGGCTGCCTGGCCGATGGTGGTGACGTCGATCTCGGAGCGGGTGATCTCAAAGCTCCAGTCGCGCACGCTGCCCACAGCTGCTGGGGCGGTGTACACGATGCTGGCGAAGTTCGCGCCAAAGCCGGAGGGTTGAGCGGTGGCCGTAGCGGCAGCGCCACCAGCCGTCGAGCTGATGGTCATGATGCCGGTGGCGGGGACGTAAGTCTTGACGAAGTACGCACCAGCGGCGATTGCGTTGGTGGTCGTGGCGCCGACGGGGTAGGTCAGGGTCACGGGGTCGTTGACCTTGAAGCCGAGGTAGGTGCCAACGGTGATGTTGGAGGCGGTGGTGGGGAAGGCGGTAGCGACGAGCGTGGTAACAGATGTACCAGCGGGGGAGTAGTACAGGGCGCCGGAGGTGCCCGAGAGAACGGTGGCCATGGGAGGTACCTAAAGAGGTGTGGACGCGGGCACGGCCCGGCTTAGTACAGGTTAGCTCCAGTGATTGGAACTATTAAGTTGTGATGGTTGCCTGGAAGCCGGTCTCGATGCGAGATATAAAGAATGGCGTAAAAGCGCGGCGGGATTGTTGATCGGGGACAGTGCCGCTGAAGTTGGGGCTGAACGAGGGGCCTTCGATTGAGCCGGTGCGGGTGTAGATGCCTGTCGATTGCTTAGGTGTGTCATTGATTGTCTTAAGAATGTCGTATGCGACTTGGATTAGTTCTTGATTGCGGGCGGGGCCTTTACCTTTCGGGGTGTAGGCGCGGATGACGATTACGCCGCGCACGTAGTCGTGGTTGGTTGTCAGGCTGGATTCGGTTGTTAGGCCGAATTGGATGTTGACGTGGACAAACTCTTCGGCGCTGTCGGCGCCATCGTTCATCACGTTGTCGAAGTACACCGGGACGGATGGCACCAGTGTGTTGTACGCCGTCAGTAGCGGGGCCTCGAATACGGCGCGGATGTTCTGGTAGTTCATCGGCGTCTCATGGCGATCTCGATTGCCTTATCAATAGCACCGGCACGCAGGTAGATGCTGAACCAGTCCATTGGAGCGGTGCGCCTGTTTCCGCCTGTGCCGGTTAACAAGCCTCGAATACCTTTTTGGCGCTCACCTATTTTTTCGATGGGCTTAATCGGTTTCGTGCCCGGGTCTATGAAGAAGCCCGGTTCCATGTCAGTAGCTACATCGGCATAAGGAGAGAAGTTGCTGATTGTGAATACGATTTTGTTTTTGGTTAGAAATGAGCGCACCACTTGCTGGCCGCTGAGTGCAGGAGTGTAAATAGGTTGGGGTTTGCCAGGTGCTCCGGTGCCTCCTTGGATTCCCGTTGGGGAGGCGATTTGCCAGGAGTTGGAGAAACTGCCGGACCATGCGGGGCCGCGTGTTTGTAGATCGCGGACGATTTTTTCGGCAGCACGTTTGGGACCGTTGTAGACCGTCGTAGCAGCTACCTGATCCAGTTCTTTTATGAGGTTCCAGATGCCGTTACGGGCCATTATTGGGGCCTCGCAATGAGGGTGTGGTAGATGGGGGAGTCGCCGCGTACTGTTTTGACGTTGATGATGCGGGCGGTTTTCGTGGTGCTGTTGTCGGTGTATTCGATGCGGTCGCGGATGCTAGGGGCGTATGTACCAAGTTCAGTGTTGCCGATGATGAGTTTGAGGTCGGTGGTTTGGTAGGTGCTGTCGAACTCTTCGGGGTTGACTTGGGTGATGATGGCGCGGACCGTGAAGGAGACTTCGGCGCCGCTTACTAGGCCGGTTGTCGGGCTGTAGGTTTCGGTTGTGGCGGCCTTGATGTAGGTAATGTCGGAGCCCCAGTCCGTCAAAAGCGGGCCAGGGATGGGGGCGAAGGTGGTGTCGATGAGGCTCATGTCAACCTCTCAGCAGGCGGACGGCGTAGTTGGCGGCGCCGGATTGGCAGTAGGGGCCGAGGTAGGACTGGAGCCAGGGGTAGACGTCGAAGACGTTGTTGATGACGCCGGAGGTGGTGGAGCTGGATTTGTACTTGACTTGGAGGTCGCCCAGTTTCACCTCGTCGTAGATGCCGGTAGTGCCAGTGCTGCCGGTGATGGCGTTGGTGTCGTTGGCAAGGGCGCGGGCGAGTTCGTAGGTAGCAACCTTGACGCCTTCGGGGATCAAACTGCAGGCGAGGTCAACGTCATCGACGGTGTAGTTGTCGCGGGGCCACTTCAGGGCTTGGGTGGTGGTGCAGCGGTCGCCGTAGAAGCTGAGGCCGTCGATCCAGCGGGTGGCGGAGATCAGGGCGCGGTTTTTGGCGTCGGTGGTTTTGCCGGTCCAGTCGCTGCTGTCGGGGACGGTCTCGAAGTAGGTATCGGCAGCAGCCAGCGTTACGTAGCTGTTAGCCGAGGCTCCGCTAAGAGTGGCGTCAACGACTGCAGGCACGGTCAATAAAGCCTTTGTTTGAGTCTACTGCGCGTGGGGCGGGTGCTTGTTTTGGGCAGGATGCTGGCGTGATAGACGGTGCCGCCCTCCAGTTCGATGTCGGCGGCGCGTTCTAGGTGTTGGCCATAAGGGACATCCTCGTGCCAGTGGCGACTATCCTGTAACACGTAGAGACGTACCATGCTCATGCCCGCTCGCAAGTCAACTGAGGCCAGCGTAGAAGCCGAGGCCCAGAAAGAAAATTCTGCATTGCCTGGTAATGCAGTGAGGAAGTTGGAGGAGGTGGCGCTGGAGGTGCGGCGACTGCAGAGTGAGGAGGGGCTGGGTACGCAGGAGATTTCTACGCGGCTCCAGGTCAGCCTTGCTGTGGTTACGCAGCTGTTCCTGCAGTCTTACAAGATGACGATGAACACGCCGGAAGTGTTTGAGTTGCAGGAGAAGGTGCGAGTAGGCGAACTTTGATAATAAAAAAGGCCCCCGTAATGGGGGCCGTATTTGTACCGTTGTACTGATGAATCAGTATGCGGTGGTGTCAAACGGCGTGTTGACCAGCAGGCGGCAGATGGGCACCTGCTTGGCGGCGCTGTAGACGAGGCTCCAGCTGGCGGTGTCGGCCAGGTTGCCGGTGGTGGCAGCGTTGGTCGGG